AACGAATTAACGGATTACCCCTCCGCGATACTTTATCATAGTAAAAACAAATAGCTTTTTGGTGTATATCATTACTTATGAGTCTTAAATTTAAATACAAAACAAAATTCTCAAATATAATTTTAGCTTCGGGAGATGTTGATTGCCCTGAGCTTGGGATTAGTAGAGCATCAATTGACTCCCTTAGAGAGATCATTCCGGAGGATGTAGATTTAGAAAAAAATGTTGACTTAATGGCTATAGCCTTCAATGGTGCCGTAGTTAATAAATTCAACAGAAACGGAGATGGAATAGATTCTAAGTCAGCAATTGGAATTTTAGATCAATTTAAACATAAGCCAACAAATATAGAACATCAAAAACAAAAAGTAGTAGGACATATAGTTTCGGCATCGTTCTCCAGCTTTATGGAAAACGAAATTATATCCAAAGAAGATGTTATTAATAGCGATGATCCATTCAATATAGCTTTAGCGTCTTTAATATATAAAACCGTTAATCCTCAATTCGCAAGCTTAATTGAACAATCCGTAAATCCGGACAGCGAACTATACCATCAAGTTTCCGCTAGCTGGGAAATTGGATTTAATGACTTTGTTTTAGCTGTAGGAAGCGATAATTTAAACGAGGCTGAGATAATTAGTGACGAAAAAATTATAGAGGAATTAAAAGGCAATCTAAAGAGTTTTGGTGGAGAGGGTAAAATGGAGGACGGAACTCCAGTACATAGGCTTATAGTGGGGGATATACTCCCATTGGGCATAGGGTTCACCTCCAACCCAGCAGCAGATGTCAAGGGCTTGACTGTTGGTGTAAAAGCACGAAACGAGGAAGAGGATAAAAAAAATATTTCACAAAACGCAATTTTTAATGTAATTAACAAAAAAAGTACTATTATGGACAATAACGAAATTTTAAATAACTTAGTGTCAGCTCTTGAGGAACAAACTTCCAACAAGAAGTTTTCTGAAGAAGCTGTGGCAACCGTTTCTAAAATTATTAACGACGCTATTCTTGAGAGAAATAACTCTTTCACTCAAGAAAAGGACAAACTCGAGACCGAGAAGGATGAATTAGCCAAAGCTGCAGAAGATAATGCAGAAGAGGTTAAGCAACTCCGCGAGGAGCTTGAGGGAGCCAAAGGGCGCGTTTCTGAATTAGAGCAAGGCCAAAAACAACAGGAGGCAATTGCTCGCTTTGATTCGAGGATGTCTGTAGTAGAGGATGTATACGAACTTGATGATGAGAGTCGTCAGGTTGTAGCAAACGAACTTAAGGATCTTGATGGATCCGAAGAAGCCTTTGCTTCTTTTCAAGAAAAGCTTCAAGTTGTTCTTAAGCATCAAAGCAAAGAATTTATCGAAAAGCAGCAAGAGGAGTTTAACTCCAAGCTCGCGGAAGCCGTAGAAAAAAGGCTCGAGGAATTAAAAAGCGGACAGGAATCTGAAGATCAGGTTGTTGAGGAAGCTATTGATTCAGTTGAAGCTGAAGAAGAATCTGTGGCAAACAACAATGCAGAGTCATCCGAAAGGGAACTCTCGCTTACGGAAAAGTTTAAAAATGCTTTCTCCGAAGACAATTTAACCATAAACTACTAAAAATTAAAGGAAAAAAATAACATGGCTATTAGAATACTACCATTTAGAGATTACGACGAACATGATGTCGTTAACTTATTTAAGAGTGCAGGGGCTTTAAGTGAATTTATTGACCTATCCGACGCAACAAAGCGATCCACGCCAAAAGGCGATGCGGGCGTTTTCGTTAAGGTTCTCGCTGGAACACTTAGCACAAGCTCAACCGACTGGGATCCAATTGACGTAGACTCGTCTGCGGCGAGCTTGCTCGGAAAAACCGATTATCCACATGTTGGACGAAACCTATACCCTCAAGCTAACCTAAGCGTCACTCCGACGAATGCGGTTGATGATGAATGTATCGGAATTACTCTCCGACAAACTGTTACTCGTGATGAAAATGGAGAAAATCTCCTTTATAATCCGATCAAGAAGGACGAACTTTACGGAGTTCTTCCCGGTGAAGCTGTACCTGTCCTATCTAAAGGTATGGTCACTTTGACTGAAGATGCGTTTGACCTTGTTACCAATGCAACTCCTGCGGTTGGTGAAGTTTTGTGGGCATCTGCTGTCGGTACTGTTGCCTTAGGTCAGGTAGTATCGGGGACTCGTGCCGCTGCAGTAACAGCTGGAGCTAAGATCCTCGGATCGATACTCGCTATAGGATATCGTGATGATGAAACTGGTGCCGCAGGCGGAACAAACGTCTTCGGAAATGCAGCTTTGCAAAAAGGAGCTTACTACATCGTCAAGATTGACTGTGCATAATTTAATAAAGAAAGGTAAAATTTAAAATGAAAATTACATTAAAGAAAACAGAAGAACAAGTTGAGCTGGTAAAAGCAATGGCATCCAAGAACCGTGATGTCGCATACGAAGCTCAAGTTGCTCTGGCAGAATTTATCGGACCTGTACTTGCGAAGGTTGTAAACCAAGCTCCCACGCTTAGTAATCTTTTCTCGAACTTCCAGTTCAATGCTGACGAAAGTCCAAGCATTCCGTTGGACCTTTACTATGACATTACGGATGAAGATTATGTCACAGTTTGGAGTCAAGCAGTTCCTGGAGGTCTTCCAACCAATACTGTAACACCAATCGGTGGCGAAATGAAGTTCACGACCTATCGTCTTGATAGTGCCATTGACTTTGACAAGCGTTACGCACAGCGCTCCCGTATGGATGTTATCAGTAAGTCATTTACTCGTATAGCTCAAGAGATCCTTCTTAAGCAAGAGCGGAATTCAGCTACCCTTATGCTCGGCGCATTGGCCGATGCTACCACAAAGGGCACAAGTCATATCATTAATGCTGCAGGAGTTCCGTCTGGGGCAGGCGTTGCAACCGCTACAAGCTCAAAACTGATCCTTGACGATTTCAATAGACTCCTCACCCTCGGCAAGCGCATTAACACCGCTTGGACGGGCGGAACGCCCGATGGCGGCATTGGTGGTCGTGGAGTAACCGATCTTATCGTTTCTCCCGAAGTTGTTCAGGGTCTGCGTGAGATGGCTTACAACCCAATTAACACAAACTCTAGTGCGGTAACCGACATTCCTGCTACAGATTCCATGCGTGAAGCTATCTATAGCAACGGTGGTATTCCTGAGTTCTACGGTATTAGTATCATGGAACTTCAAGAGATGGGTAAGGGCCAACGCTTTAATAAATTGTTCGCGGCTCTGGATACTGCTAATGCTAATCGCATCAACGTCGGCACGGCGTTTGATGATGCTAAACACGAAATCGTTATTGGTCTTGACAAGCGAGTTGAATCAATGCTTCGTGCAGTCGCAACAGACTCCGAAACAGGTTCCGAGTTCAGTCTTATCGCTGACGATCAATACAGTGTTCGTCAGTCCAAGATTGGATACTACGGATCAATTGAAGAAGGTCGCATGATCATCGACAACCGAGCTCTTTTCGGACTTGTAGTGTAAGACTTTTAATTCTAATCGTCTTTTATCAAAAAATCCACCTTTTTCGGTGGATTTTTTGTGTATAGGACTTATTATATGTGTACATACCTAAAATCAAGAAATTATTATGGCTACAAAAAAAACAAAAGAAACAAGAAAAACAACAACAAAAGCTCCAGCAAAAACGAAAGAGCCCAAGCAGTTCGCTGACGGAAAAGACGACAGGATGGACCTCGCCAAGACGGTAGAGGAATTAATGTCCGTAAATACCAGAGACCCGTTTCAGCTTGCTAGCGGAGAAAGTTTCGAGGAAGCTGTGTCCACGATGGCCCTATCTGATCTTCAAGAAATAGCAGTAAAGGCGGGAGTCTTTCCGTCTGGGACTAAAGTAACTTTAAAAAATAAACTCCTGAAAGAATACGACAATAGAGCTCGAGGCAAATATGGAGCGAGCTCAAGAACCAAACCCTGCGTTGACCCTAAATCAAAACAGGCGAAGGATATACTAAGGATCATTAACGAATAATGAACCAACTTGGCGAGCTTGCTTATCACATATGGGATATTGAGTTTGGTGACCATTCGACAGCTTTGGAGCGCGAAAGGAATTGCTTATTAATATCCGGATATCTGGAGGCGAATTTAGGCCAATTAAACACATTAATTAATTCCGATTTCTATGTAGACAAAACTAAAGATAAGATTGTGCCTGAACTTCAATACGAAGAAAAGGCTATTTTTACACAGCTTTATCTAAAGGACTACATGCAGAAGCAGTCGAGGAACGTGCTTCGTAACGCAACCACAACCAGCTCAAGCACAACAACTACAGATGGAGTTACTGACTGGATCGAGCTCAGGGAGGGGGATACCTCGATCAAGAGGTCTATAGCCACGTCAACATCCAAGAATGCCTCAGCAAAGATGTTTCAGGACTCCTCTAGGGACGCTATGGCTCTGCTGGAAAAAATTGTCCATTCTTATAATATGTATGGATCAATACCCCTTCAAGTTGCGGGTAAGGATGGAGCTCCGGATGATCTTAGCTATCAGAAAAGAGAAGATCCAAGTCTGGCGAGCGAAGTTCAGAGCATGAAGGAAGCCTTGTATCAACTGGACGCCATGCAGGCTCAAATTGACGCGATCAAAGTAGACATTTCGGCAAGCAACATAAATGGATTTGCGGACACTACAATTATCCCACAGGGGCAAGATGAAATCTTTATAGATTGGTCATCCTCATACAACCCGATTACCACTCCGACAGTTCTGGCCACGCTAAGAAGCATGGACGAGGACGACCCAATTATCGCCTACAGGATAGAGGGCGCGGTATCTCTTGGCGGGGTCAGATTTGTATTTTCATCAAAAATGCCAAACAATAATTACGCTCTAGAGATTGCGGCGTTTATTATTGATTAATGGGATTTTGGTTTTTTGTTAGCGCCTCGAATATTTTTTGCTGCTGCTTCGGACTAGCGTAGAACCATTTATACATTGTATCGTTTTTCATTTTGCGAATCTTTTTCTCCATATCCTTAACTCCCTCACTAATTGACTCAAGCATTTCGGGGCTAATGTCTTGAATTTGGATATCTAGGTTAAGGGCTACGCCTAAAACCTCGTTAAAGTCCCCAGAGATCTTTCCCTGAGTGGCTTTGTTGTATAGATCAACGAGAACCTCAACCTCGCTGTCTGGTAAATTTTTTATCTTATCAGGATGGGTCTTCTTTGCAATCTCTCGATACAAGTCCTTTATTTGTTCGATTGCTTTTTTGTTACATTCCTTCTTAGGGGTGTAGGACTCAAGGGGTGGCTCAATCTCTTTGCGGGAGCAATATTCCAGCATTGTTTTTACGAATAGCTTCTGGGCATGTTTGAATAATTCCTTAGTGTCGTCATGCTCCATATTCAGGTATGAGATTTGATGTTTAAGTTTTTTGAATTTCTTAAGAGCGAGGCTCTCCGAGGCCTCTTTAGAGACTTGCTCGGATAGGTTGGAGGAATCTTTGGGATTTGAGTTTTCGGGAACGTACTCGCCCAGCTCATTTTTAGTTCTTTCCTTAAAGAGATCGGTCCAGTCTTCCATGTCCTGTAATTACACAAAAAAGACAGCCCCCGAAGGGGCTGCCTAGGTAGGTGGTTAAACTAGCCCGATTATATCGCAGCTAATACTTCAAGCTTGTAGCCCGTGGATGGAATTTCATCCGAGAATACAAACATTGCTGAACTCGTACCAGGGGCTCCGCTAAGCATAACTCCGAGAATAGGATCACTAGCATCATAACTCATAAGAGTTGCAACTACTGCAGGAGCAGAAGCGAAACCTTGAGCACTGTAGTCAATTGACTTCCAAGCGGCTCCGGAATCGATAGCGTTCGAGCTGGCGTACGTATCATTCGATGATATCGATGCTGCAAGACTGCTGATGTTCGAATCCAAGCTGGACTTGTTAGTACTGTCAACGGTCTGGAGACTGCTGACGTCCGCATCCAAGCTGGACTTGTTAGTACTGTCAACGGTCTGAAGACTGCTGATGTTCGCATCCAAGCTGGACTTGTTAGTACTGTCAACGGTCTGAAGACTGCTGATGTCAGTTTCTCTGAAGTAGGTAGTGTCTTCGGCGCTATTCGTAATGCGAATAGTGCCAGCGCTACCGTCGGTCTTAATGCGTATTTGGTCGCCATTAAGTGATAATTTCTCTGCTGAGAATATCTTTGCCATACAATTCTTTACATCAAAAAGTTAACTTTGTGAAATTTTTTCTTGAATTATTTAAAGATTTAGCTCTTTTTTCTGGAATTATGAGTTCCAGTATTTCATAAATATATTTTTAAGAATAGGTCCGTATGCCATTAAATGCAGTATGAATGTATCTTCTTGGACAAATCGAGGGTCAGTATTAAATTCGCTCATTGGGAAAATTTTTCTATTAAAGCCCTGCGGGTCAGACTTTTTGAGTATTTCGCACAGGACCTCCTGATCGCCCCCACTTGAATACAGGGATGACTTGTCGCAAGTGAAATTGGCCCATTTCTCAATTAAATTAACAGTGTACTGGTGATTCCTGAACATTACAATGCCAGTATTTATCATGGATTTACCCCCTATGTCTCTGGTCGCAATAATTTTTTGAGGAGGACGGCACTTACTTAAAATGTCCTCGAACCTTATGTGGGTATTGAAAATTAGCGTGTCGGAGTCCATCCATATTATGACCTCATGATCCCTGATGTGATTTAATATTGCTTGAGGCTTTGACCAATTTGGGTGAGACTCCTTATCTATGGAGTCCCGATATACGTGAAATGTATACCCGCGCATTTCGGCATACCTCCTCACACTAAGCTCTGACTCTATAGCATGTTCGGATATTTCTGGAGTATACAATGACACGATTCCTATTTTTTTATTTGGGTTGTAGCATGTATATTTCTCTGCGGGGATCGTCCTGTCGGGAATTGAGTCAGAGATAAACCTCAAAAAATCTAAGTCCCTTATTTCGATCCAGTCGTCCCTTAGTTTTATGAACTCCCTTTGCTTGACAGTTAATTCTTTTGGGAATATTTTCATTTTATCATTTCTGCATATTGAGCCAATATATCGGGGTTGTACGGGCTGTATTTAGATACGAATTCCCTGCCGTAATGCATGTAGTCCTTCTCCACGGAGTGGTGGTTCTGTATCGCGTTATATAACTGCTTGCTACCCATTCCCACGTCAAACCTAGGATAATAGTAGGCCTGATCAATGAGAGCTTCCGAATTATGAACTAAAGGAATTCCCATGTAGAGAGCCTCAAAGTGGGCGTAATTCAAGTCGTTGTCATATTGATGGGAGACTATGGTCCCGCCCCACTTGGCCATAGCGTCAAGAGTACACCACCTATTGTTAAAATAAAGAAAACCTTTTTTCTTCACAATGTCAAATCGACTCACCCATGACTTAAAGTACTCACGATGTCTTAGTTTTGAGGTACAAAAAATATTAACCCCACCCAAAACATCAGGAAAATCCTTATCAAATCTTTGGGCGATACAAAATGGAATCATCATGTTTTTATTAATTAGAGTATTCGATTCAAAAACTTGGACTCTGGAGACTCGATCAGGCCTGAAGAACGGATCCTTGCCGGCCGCCTTGAGCGTGGCAATTCTTTCTTGAACAAAGAATGGATCCCACACATACGGAGCAACCTTGACGCTGTCGTTTCCATATGCCACCTTAACATATTCTGCCCCGAACTCATGATGGGGAGAAAGCCAAATGCCAGACAAAAGACTTCCGTATTCCACGGAATTAAATCGAAAAGGCCCATTTCTGTCATTGAAAATCAAATCCCTCATATCAAACATAATCTTATTGCCAAGATATAAGGAAAAGAACTTTACATTAGTTTTTCTGGATTTTATCTTCTTAATGCATTCGGTTGACATTTCCCATCCGCAGCAAATAACAACATCAAATGTTTCGCTCGGATCGCCCGCGACTTTCTCCAGTGAAATATATTTATGATTAAAGGAAAGTTTGGTTAAGGGTTTGTTGTCGGTTATATAGAACACATTATGTCCGAGCCTGTGAAAAATGTCATACAAGAACTTTACATTCTGATTCAGACCATTGGACCAAAAACTCTGAGATAAGTCTGTAGTAATCCCTATTCTCACCCGATTAGACTCCTGTATTGATCCTGCACAAGCTCGCTATCTGGGGAGAATCTATCCATCACCCGCTTTGATTTCTTGCGGTAGTCATCAAGGTTGTCATCGTGGAACTTCAGGGCGTATTTTAATTTTTCAGCCCCAACATTTATATCATAATCAGGATAGAAGTATCCAGCCTCCATTATGTCCTCAGAGTTATGTATTATAGGCATGTCCAAGTACATAGCTTCAAGATACACGTAATTCAGGGAGTTTAGGAGTTGGTGCGAGACAATTACATTGGAAATTTTAAACAGCTCCTTCATTGGAATGCGGGGCCCAAAAATAGCCTTGCGATTTGCTTTTACTATATCCAACCTAAGCATTAAGCTTTTAAAGTAATCTTTATCCTTGAGTTTGGAGGAGTTATGAATGCGCAAACAACTGAATAGATCGGGCTCGCTTCTAAAAACATTCTCAACTAAATATATTGGAATCAAGCAATTTTTTGTCATATTCAGATTTGGCTCCATAATGCCAATGTTTTTGTCGTCATCTGAATTGTACCTAAGTGATTCGTCCATATATCTGGGGGACCATATGTATGGAATATTAAATACCCTTTGGCTTCTGTAGAAGGTTTGAAGGTAGGGGATGGAGAACGTGTAGTGCGGAGAAACCCAAACTTCGTCAACGGAATATGTTCTTAGGGCTTTTTTCTTATTGCTGGCACAAATCTCGACATCCGTAATAAGCCTATTCCCGTAATGAACATGAACGTTTTTTAGTCGTGGATTTTTTTCTTTTGCAGCTCGAATCGAGTCGTCTCTCAACATGATGCCAGTTTGTAGAATATAATCAAAGGTGTACTCAGGCATCTCGTGCTCCTCCATAAAAAGTATTCCCGCCGGAGGTTCTTTGCACTTATCCAGAGGATGATTGACGGCGATCATGGCATTGTGCCCAAGATTTTGAAGAAGTTCTGCTAAAAAAACAATGTTTTGCTGTAGTCCGTTGACCCACAAACCATTCTTAAACGATGCGGTAAGTAATATATCCATCAAGATACATTACACAACCCAATCGGAAGAGTCCCTTAAAAATTGTTAATATCTTCGGAGTCTTCGTATTTCTTAAACTTTTCCTTAGACTCCTCGTATCTTTGCTTGACTTCGCCAAAATCAATATCAACGCCTTGATGAGAAAACGGTTCAGGGGAATCGCTTACTCCGTTTAAGAACTTTTCAAAAAATTCCACAAAATCAAAACCCTCAGTATCGAATACTTTATCAAACTTTTCCGCTTGGGTGCCCTTGCTGTTTATGAAAGCTTCCATGTGGGGCTTGAGCTCTTCCGGAGCCTTCTCCATAATGCCCTTCATTATGCCCTCCTCCGTCTCTTGCATTTTGATCCCCTCATCTCCACTTCGCCTCTTAGCCTGAGCGGATACCTTTAAAATATCTTTATAAAATTTTCTATAGTCCATAATAGTATTATAAGTTAAATGCATTGATAATTAAATATATTATTATAAATAAATTTTTTTCCGGATTTTTCTTTAGTAAAAGGATAAATACTTAAATAGCTGGATTCACCCCTAGGGTACTTGATCAATGCACTGTGCACGTCATGAGTTTTGTACTCCTTCATTAACTTGGTGCGGTTTTTATCATAATAAAATTTCAGCAATAAATATTGAGGTATTACCCCGAAGATGGGGGTTATTTTGATATATATGAAATTATCATCAGAATTTATTACTGATCTGGTAATTGACTCGATGGAGGGGGCGAGTACCTCCACGTCCTCGAAGCTTGGCTCAACCGGTCTTAAGGGCCCTTCAGTGGCCTCTATCGTGTCGCTTAAGTAAAACTCTTCGTTGTAAATAGAGCCGTCGTTATCTGGATAAACTTTCACGAAAACTGAGCTGCTTTTCGGGAGAATAGAAATATTGATGGAATTATTTTTGCATTCCTGTTTTACCCTGTAGTCAAAAAGGTTATTTTGATATACGTCAACAAGGACATTGTTGTGCATTAAGTCGAAATGCGGCCACTCAAATGTAATATCGTGGTTTTTCATATCAGGCTATGCTAATTGGGGGGCCGTAATATTCACGACTTTCAAATTCCACACCCTCTTGAGCTCCAGCGCTATTATCGACCTGATTGTATTTGTCTTCTATGTGGTCGGTTCCACTAACTTCGTATTGTAGATGCGAAATTTCCTTAACTTCCTTTATCTTGTATTGTCTTGGTTTAGATTTGTCCTCCTCGTTTTCTTTGATAATCCAAGTGAAGCCTTCTTTGATATTGCTAGATATGTTGCTAGACAGAACAACATTGAATCCACTCTTGCTTGATATGGAATATTCTTGAAATTGTGTCTGACGAATTGTTTCTGAGCTCACCCAGTTAGCTTCGTCTTCATTGGGGGGCACACCGGTATTGGATCCCGAGGTATTTTCGTAGAATAGGGATTCATGTATAACTATGTCGGTGAGAGCGAATGAGTGGTTAGCCTTCCACTGGTCATGGTCTTGTACGGGGGACTCTATATATAGAGAGGTCGTATTACCCAATGCCTCGACAGGGATGTCAATTTCTATCGTGGTGCTATCTATTATAGACGAAATTCTTCCGCCGGAATGCTTTGCGGTCTTGTTATTATCCATAACCTCAATGACGTCACCTATCCTGAGATAGGCAGCCCTAATTCCGGTTTCAAAATTAATAACTTCTTTCTCCAACTGCTTTGTGAGTATTTTATGCCAAGCTAACCTATGAGCCTCCCCTCTTCTTGTAATGCCTAATCCGGCAATCTTAGAGTGGGAGTATCCATGCTTTCTTACCCCTTCTGCGTCTTCCACATATTCAGTCTTGTTCATGTAGTTATCTCTTTCATCAATAAAGTCTACCGTAACAGCAGTAACCCTATCGGTTTCCGGAGTACTGGAATAAGCGAAACCCTTCTCACTAACATTGGAGTTGTTGAATAGCATTACAGGGCCTCCGTCTGGTTCGGCGGGGGCATCCTGAACGATGTGAATAGTTCCTGCAGTGAAATTGATCTTAGTGTTATATATTTTCATTAAGTCCCTTATGTAATCATAAGCCTGCCTTTCTGAGTCTATATAAAGATTGCACATATGCCTACGCTCCTCAGATGCGACCCCCTCGACAATAACGTCAATTTTTTCATCACACCTTTTTGCAAACTTATAAAACGACCACTTATCAATATCTTCGTCGGTTATCCCGTATTTTCCCATGCCATATCTGTCGTTTGTCAATAAATCAAAAATAATCCAAGCCGGATTGCTTGTCCACTGTAGCTTCTCATGAAATTGACCGTTCCATACTCCTGAGTAAGTTCCGTTGACAGGATTGTAATTGCTCGGTATTCTGATTAACCTGCCCTTGATCAAATATTCTCTCCTTGGAAGGCTTGGGTGATCTTTTGAGTTCAGTCTAGTTCCCACTATGGCCGTATTGGGATAGGAAAAATAACCGTCCACATATTCAGTAACAGATAGCAATTCCGCACCGATTTTGTATCTTGCCTCCACCAGCCCACCAGTAACGGGATCAAGCTCTCTCGTTAAGCGATAAACTCTAAAAATGCGATTCTTTTTAATTTCAGTGTTGACTCCTATTTCTTGAGCTTCGGGTAAATTATTAATATAAATATCCTTGACATAATCACTAGTTGCGCACCCCCTGAAGATGAAAGTGTCCTTGGTGAGCTCCTCGCCCTCCACTCCGTGCTCAATGCAGAACCTAGCCTTAGCCGGCCAGATTTCGCCGCTATTTTTAATCTTATTTCCAATCTTAATGCACAGCCAAGGGATCATTTTACATTTAAAATGCTTTTTTAGCCAAGAGAAAGCCAGTAGGGCTCCAATTATCCCGCCACCAATGACGAGAGCCCAAGCCATAGCCGCAAAAACAAACTCCATTGCCGTTGTAGGACCAGGGACTGTAAGCCCCACGACTGTGCCCATGCCAAAGCCTATGGTTACTTCCGGAAAAATAGTTTTTACTATTTTTTCCATTATCCACTTTCCGAGCAGCCAACCAAGGATCATTCCTATAATCGGAACGAGATTGAGGTATACCGCAGACTCATCCCCTTCGTATATATAATGGAGCTGTTTAATTTTAATTGAAAAAGAGACATTGGTAATCGCTGGATTTTTTATTGTGTGGGTATAGTAATAGTCTTTCTCTCCTTCGTTTCTGGGCCCCCAGAGGGGGTAGTTGACGAATTTAGTATGGGTGGGTACCCTAAACTCACTGGACATCAATTGAAAGCTAGCCAGAGGTGCAAGATCCCCCTCAATTGGATGCGTGTTGTGATGGTTTTTGTAATTACCAATCCTCATGTCAAAATGGAACTTAGAGTAATTAAATCTGTCCGTGTGGTCTCGAATCGGGACGTCGTTTAGATATATCGATCTAAATTTATCATAGGGATCATTATTCGGATTATCTGGCGGAAATGATCCGGCCGGAACGAATGGATTACTGAATCTAGTTTTAACCCTAGTGTCACTTGGTGAATAACCAGAAGTTCCGTAGGTGGCGTCTAGTGAGGCTGACTGAAGCACCCCACTTGAGAAAACCAAATTAAACTTAGGAGCCCTAAAGTCAATCAATTGAAAGGGGTCTTTCAGTACTCGGCTACCATTAAATCCCAAACCATTTGTGGATATGGAAATTTTACTAACAATGCCACCAGACATAGTTGCCTCAAGGATCATTGTCTGCTTACTGAAATGAAGTTCCGGAACTAAAAAATTTGACTCATTAGTTGAGGAGATGCCTGAATCCACCGCACCTATCACGGAGGTTAATTTGCTTTGATCAGAAAAAGACAGATCGTCATGATATGTGGAGCTCAGGAATATCAGGCTATCGTTCTCGTCGCTAAATGAATAACCCGAATCAATAACCTGAACAGGTGTTTTCATTTGTTCTCCGACAGGCGTAGTGGTAGACTGCTGGATTGAGCCATACTGATTAACATGGACCCTTGCTTTGAATTTCGCAAAAGGAGCTATGGCGGAACTAGATGTCGTTGAGTCCAGTATGCTCTTGGGCACTCCATAAACAATAAAAGATGAGTCTGGCTTATACCCCCTCTCGAAACCGGTTGACGTTATGCTTCTAACGAGGTATTTTCGATTAAAAACGTAGCCTTGAAATTTATTATCGTAACCGCTTCCCACATTGGATATTGACATGGACTTAACCCTGCCAGTATTAATGGTGGTTGGTAGGTTAGTAGTATCAACAGCTGCACTTGTATCCAGAGAGTTTTCCGTTGATACTGTAACCGATCCACTGGTGTTACCTATCTCGCCAATTTTTATCTCTTGACCATTTGACATTATTGGCATCTCCCTGTATATCCCGACTCCATCTGAAATGATGTGATCCCTCCAGCTACTAGCCAGACCTAGCTGTCCTCCATTTGACATTGACGATAAGCTTCCGCTAGTAGCATCGAACGAAACAGAATGGTAGCCGTGAGTAGCGTCAATCCTTAAATATATACCCACGTCTTGATAGCGATTGTCGGCAGACTGGAAGTTGTATCTTGCGAATTCAATATTTTGCGGAGAAATCGGAGTAAATCCGTTGGAGTTTTCACTAATCATCGAATGGTCATATACCGGATTTTCCGAACTACCTAGCAGGTGAACCCTATCAATGGTTCCGGTTGATGAGTCGACCTTAGCAACGGCCTCTATCAAGGTCGGACAAAGTTCAACATCTCCATCAGTTCGTTTTCTCAAAACAAAAACAGTAACCCTCGGGTAATAAGTTGGGTCATAAAATCCGTAAGGATTAGTAGAGTCGTCCTTTTCGTTGTAGCCCTTCCGATACATAGCAACATCGTCGAACGTTTCTTTGTTTGCTTGTCGCATATATTCCGGAAAGCTGTCTATGTAAGTCGCTCCGTCCAGATTGTCTCCGCCGGAACCAGCGACGAACCTCACGTGTCTGGTTCTGCTGCTTTTGTATGCACTTATTTCCAGCTCGTCAATGATGGCTTGACTGGAGTTGGAGACATTATAGGAGGTTGAGCCAAGCGTGACAGACTGTACGATTGCCCCCGTCTGTCTGGAGTTACCCATTCTCGAGCCAAGCGAAGAAAGACAGCTGCTGGGAACGCCTGCAGAGCCATAGAGACTCTCAAATTCCAGAAGGATTATTTCATTAAAGTCTGGACCATGATGGTAAAGTAATGTCGTGCCTTCCGCGAAGTTGTGAGAAATTGTGCTGCCACTTAACAGTTTTTTTATTTTCTTTTCATATCTTGCAGCCGTATTGCCCGTCTTGGTAGCCTTTTGAAAGTCTTCCCTGATCAAGTCTCCCATATGTATACCTTTGCCGTCGCCGTTTATTAGTTTTCGCCAGTAGTCTGAACTTTGCGTAATCGCATCAACATGCTCATTTACGTTAGATTGCCTAATATATTTTACTTTACCCAAAAGCCCCGCAAAGAACCCAGGGGATTTTGGGGAGGGGTCAGGATTCTGAATTATTCCCTCTCTTGACATATAATCACAATGAACGTAATAATTATCCTTGGAGAAACTTTCCGAAAAGGAGGACTCTTTAAGTTTCCATTCCGCGTTTTCAGCCCAACCTGAACTCGATGCCGTTGGGACAGGATTAGCTTCTACTTCTTCCCAGTCGATTGAATTTGCTTGGTCAGGTGGGTCATTTTCCACTAGAACTGCCCCGTCATACTTGGGTACCGAGGGCCAAATTCCATTGACGGAAGCATAATCGGAATACAGGGTGGTGTTGATGAGGTATTGAGTCTCAACTTCCGTATCAGTTAGGAACCCATCATCTATTTCCGGAGAAATATCTGCACCAGTTTTTAACGTATAAACTGAGCCGCCATATTGAACGGTACTAACCCCGCCATCAACGGTGATTCCGTAAGAACCGAGAGGGTCCCAGACTGGGAGGGTGTCGGGATTAACGACTGATGAAATAGTACTTGTCGCGCAGTAAAATTGCCCACCATAAGCCACGCATTCTCCTTGAGCAAACGCACTAAATCCATCCCATTTTTTCTCAGGGGATGGCGGGGAGGAGTTCTCTACGGAAACCTCTTCCCACTCTGTCGTCAGGGAAGATGGGTTGCCAGCCATCAGGGTTATTTCACCCCAGTCTGAATCTACGTCTGGCGGAAGGTATTCAAACTTTTGAAACTGCGTGGGGTTGGTTGTAGGTTCAACGTTACTTGGGTCTCCCACAATTGATTGCTTAGCAAAATAGTAATCGTTTAAACCAGAACCGGCATCGTCGTAAAAAATATCACCCTTACTGTATGAAGTGGCAGCTAGCCAGCTTGATAGGGCTATTTTTAAGCCGTAATCATCGGGCTGAGGGTTAATTGTACCACCGGTTCTCTTGTAGAACTTACTTCCGAATGTTACCGTGTTTGTGTTATTAAATTGAGACACATCGGGGAAGGTTGCTGTGGATGATGAAAAAGTAGAGTAACGATTAAATCTGCTCCACTCATCAACCTTATACGGAGCTGGGTTGCCCGTAATTGCAGCCTTGGATTTGTAGGTAGAGCCTCCGTGCTGAACTCTTGAGTTTATTGGGTAACTAAAGGTTAGGTCGAACGCTGGATAGCTTGAGGTCTTTGGGTCTCCCGTAATTGATGCTTTTGCCTCATAGACCAGACCGTTATGGGAAACTAAATTGCCAGAAGAATAATCTTCGTATATATTCCACGATGGATAATTTGCCGCGCTTGGAGAAAAAGTGTGCATTTGGACGTATTCTTTAACCTGAATTTTTGTGGTCCCGAAACCGAAGCTCATGTACCAATTCTCGAAACCGTTCCAGTCGTCAGGAACCTCTCTTAGTCCAATGTATTCACCTACGGTAAGTTTGACGTACAATTGAGCGCACTGGAGGACTCCCATGCCGTCAGGAGGGGCGGTTGTCTTGAGTTTTCCGTTTTCATACTTAAATGCGTTAAGATAATACTCAAGGTTTGTCAGGCTAGAATTGCTGGCTGTGTCCGGGTTAAAGTCCAAGCCATCCTTTCGAGCTAGAAATCCTACCGGAATATATACCGGCTTATCCTTCGCATCACTCGGAAGACTGTTACTCCCTGCAGTAAAAATTCTACACATTTCAGTCCAGTTGTATGAATTACCATCTCTATCTACGGCACCTGGGACGGTAGCGCTAACGTCATAAGTTTCAAATTGCTGATATGCCGTGGTAATCGTTTGGCCAACAATGTCGTGACCCATAAGGGCTCCCAGATCCAGACATTGAGCTTTTGAAAAAATATCCTCAGTGTGTCTGGCTGGCTCTATACTTATGTCAAATTCCGCTTTTTGATTATCTGGCACAATGGAATACTGGGTAGTGCCGTTAGGATAGTTTTCCCCAACAAAGAAGTCAATGGCTTCGGATTCATCAGGAAGCCTCTTGGGCGGGTCATCGGACAGAGCCTCAAGGTCAAAGGTGTATTCACTATCGTAATATTTAGCGGCCAATTTAGCTGGGTTATTACTACCACTGGAGTTCATGATGAGCTCCCCGTCAACGGGGTTTATTAAAAATATTTTATTTTCAGAGAGGTAGTATTCGGTACCTCCCACGTCATAGGATGTGGAATCGTCAAACGTAGTATCCGTAATTTTAGCTGAATATGAAACGTTGGGAGCATCCATACCGATGAAGAGCTTATGGTCATGGTTAGTTAAATCATTGCCTGTTATGCTATAGGCTCCATCTAGGAGAGTTCCGTTAATATCTTTATATTCAGATCCGGCTGACTTTATGGTTAATGTCGCGGTGTTTGTCGAGCTGTCTGCGAGTTGAAGGTTTCCGGCAGGGACATAGTCGTGGTATTTCAGATAAGATAACTTAGCGCTTCTGGTGGACTCCTGAGTATCCGAGACCTCAAGTGGATACGTAACCCTTCCATTGTCATCCGTAGAAGTTGTTGATATTGGCATCGCTAGCCCAGCAATTGGACCTTCGGAAAGAACCTCCAGAGACTTATATAGTCCGATGGATTCCAGCTTTTGAAACTGTCCACGATTTCCAATCCTCATTTGATCTGAGTTGATGTCGCTTCCGACCCAAGCTAAATTTTCACTAACTACTATGTTATTTTTCGTTTCTCTTTCTATGCAGATATCATTATGCCCTTGAGGTCTCATCCAGTAGTCTATTTGATCAGAAGGCGGAAATACATAAGGTCTAATGGTATCATTCTCCTTGAAGCTTGATTCTCCGCCAGAACGTTTCAGGGGCTTATTGCTGGAGGGGCCAAATTTGGACATTGACATAGCATCCCACTTACTCTGTTTCTCGTCCCCCGCATTGAAGGATTCATGTTGGCCTTCGTTTCCTATGTTAGGATCAAATTCTTTCGCTCCATTTTCACCAAAAGTCATGGCTCTCTTTCCTGCCGCTGAAAAAGAAGCAAATGCATCCAAATCTGTTGTTGATCTAAAATCATCGCCAACAGGTGGGAGCACAAAGCTGTACTGGCCCCCGTGGATCATTTCAATTGAATCTAGGTTGGGGGGGTTTTCATAAATATACGCATCGTCATTGTTGTAGTCGTAGTTTTCAACGCTAGAATTAATAACTTTAGTACCAACTCTCAACTGACCATAAATAACGGGAACTGGGGATCCCTGCTGGGTTTTGTTTTCGTTCTGGGAATATATGAAAGAGTTCGTTTCGATAACCTCGTACTCCGGAACGTCGTCTTCCTGAATAGAGCCCTTAGTGAACTTATTTACAAGTTTCTGCATGCCAAAACCCATTGCAGCATTAGCCAATCCAGCTCCAATGGGATTACTCCCAAAGAAGGCCATCATTCCTCCGTGACCTTGGGGGGACGCTATAATGTCATATCGATTATCTTTCAGGACAATGTGACCACAGAAGCTTTCGTATTTATTTTTTTTAGTGTCTACGAATTCGTAACTCACCCCAGACAGGGACTTTTTGATAATGTAACGACGGAAGCCCTTTAGGTTAACGCATAGAGCATGGATTGCCTCGTGGGGGCTAGATACGTCAAGATCTATTTCGGGTCCAAACAGATCCGCCATTTCTCCATGTAAAACAAATTTCTTCATAAGTCCTTGTGCCTATATGTCTTATACACTTTATTCAGTGACTCAGGCAGAAATAATTCCCTCTTGGGGTAGCATCCGATAGGGTGATGATGTATTGTGTTTTCCTTACCATATATGGATAAATGAAATAATTCACTCATGGATGGCTGAGATACAATGATATCGTGAGGCCTCGGGCTTTCATTAATTTCATAAAAAGCTTTACCCATTTCCTCAATTAAGAACTCATTCGGATCCTCCCTCCTTCTGGCCCAGTTAGAAACAACTTCTTGTAGCTTTATATCTAAATTCAAATAATAATAATCCTTCACAAAAGAAACGCAGTCCTGAAAGTAAGGTATAAATACTCTTTTCTTTAGCGGTCTGGGTTTGTGTGATTTCGGGAAATATATAAATTGGGATTTAGTTTTTAAAGAAAAAATCATAGATGGCAAAGCTAGAGCCTCAGAGACCTCTATGTCGTCCACGCTGGGGTTTTCATCGTGGTCTTTTGTGTGGCTATGAAAGAGGGATATAATTTTATCATTTAAATATAATTCATAAAATTTTTTATTCTTAATGGAGAAATAGTTTTTATCAATTTTATTAGCATTGTCTAGGGATAAATACTTGTAATCCAAATCATCAGAAAAGTAAAACACTCCACAAGACTCATGATCCTTGGAGAGGGCTTCCTTAATTGCAGCCAGTATAGGCTTACTGTTCCCAAGTCCCAGGGAATCCCCCAAATGGTAATCCGTCATCTTTTTCTTCGGCCTGAAAGCGAGCTCTGCACCCAAATATATTTTTGGGGCAAGCGTCTTCTAGCCATTTATCTTTTCCGTTGTCGGGCTTTATGCCCGTGGTGTTATCTTTCAAGCATACATAAACTTTGGGTGGTGAATTGGGGTTGATTGTATTTTCAATCTTAACATAGTCACCTTCGTTATAGGTTGTTGAAATATTAAATGTTCCTTTATCCGACAAGGTAAGGGAAATAGCATTACCTCTGCCATCCGTAACGGGAGCTCCATTGTACCCACAGCCAACGGAGCTTCTGTATTGCCACTGACATGTGTTGAAGACTATTTTGCGATTAGGTATAAACGCCCTTTCCTTTTCGAGGGCAGATGTTAGCTCAAAGGAAATTAATTCTGAATTTTCTGCGGTCTTTTGATTGACGACATATTTTTCCGTGGGAAAGGAATCTTCGGTGGGGGTGCCATATGGATTGATGTCATTGGGGAAATTTTTTCCATGCAAAAACTTCACAAAAGTTCTAATGCGCCTAATCTCATAGCCAATAAAATCCTCAAAGAATCTTGTCTTTAAGCTGAAAAAACTGTTTGTGTTATCAAAGCTGATGGTGGGTCTGGGAAGGGTGTCGTCCGTATAGTCGAATCCTTGAGCGGACACAGGAATGTAGTGGTATGCATTTGCTCCGGTTCCGTTTCCGTAATACAATGTGTTTTGGTATCCATTTTCTCCGGCATGGAAATAATACTTTGCCCCACCGTGATCCTTGAGTACTATTTCGTAAAGAACCACTATTACTGAGAGTTCAAGCTCAAATATTTCCTTATGTATAGATTGCTCCATTGTATTTATAATAAAACTAATTGCTTAAACATTCTATAAATGTTGTGCTAATAGAGTGATTGTTTAGGTAGTTAAATGTATGGTTCCATTCTGGGCAATAAAAGAAACTTAATCCAGACTTACTGGGAGGAGTGTTTGCACTTGACTGCAGATTCCCCCCGTAGTCTTTTTGCGGATGAAAGCAAAACTTCTTATAACCTAGGTGACTTTCAAGGAAAAACAATATTTTTTTTGCTTCTATATCTGATCTCCCATCAAATGCTAATTGTAAATTCGTAAGGTTTGGATTAAATCCGTATTTATTAAAAACCTTATAGAAATCCGTTAGAGAAGAGCTTCTATATTTTGGTGAATTTTGAATTGAAACTGAGCCGCTTGGCCTAAAGTCAAACATTCTGAAATCTATTTCCCCTCCGTTATACTTTGGCTTGTTGGGATAATATGAGCAATCGTTGGGGTTATGCAAATATATAGAGTTCCTTAAGTCTGTGTGCTGGGAAGAATAACTCCCAGCGGGAAACCCAAACTCCGATTTAAGTTTTACGCTTGAGCTTGCATTTTCCTGTATGTTAACCGGAAAGTCAACTTTTGCCGTTCTATAATCATCGCTATTGTACAGGACGTTATTAGGGTTAAGGGTGCAGTAATTATCTGATGCGGAGAAATTTATGGTTTGCTCGGAATTACTGGCCGCAATAACTGCACTAGACAGATTGCAATCAGTGTTTAAGTTGTGCCCAGCGGAGGACTCCGTATTCTGTAGTATGCTACCCCCTACGCACATCATGTTTGCCGTAATCGAACTGACGTTAAATGAAGTTTTGTCGTGAGTAAAATCTAAACACGTAAACCTATTGCTTTTATAGGGAAAGCAGGGCTGGTATTCAAATGGAACAATTCTTTTATTTGTAAATCGGCCTTCATTGGAATATGATTGAGCCTCATAGTCAAATTGTTTTTGCAGGAAAGAAATAATATTGCTTGATTCAAGGTCGGTCAGATTCTCAAATTTTGCAGAAAATGTCATAGTTAGACCATTGATCCCCTTCAGTAGCCTTTGGTGGTGACTGTCACCAAAGGTGTTCTCGTAAGCTATCGAGGAAAATGCAGCTGAGGAGCCAAAGCTTGTCAGGCTGGAAATCGATGTTGAGTTTGTTCGTTCAATATTCATTACGAGAGAGATTGGGTGACTGATACAGCTCCGTTGAGATATCCGGCGGAATTAACGGAAAGAGACTGCGAGGCTATTACTCCACTACAACTAAAGCTATTCATGAAGCCGTTTGAATTATCACTAAAGTTGGAATAACTCAAGTCCCTAAGCTCTGCGGTGATATTTGCTCGTTTGCCATTTAATCCGTTCGATAGTATGTTGGGATCAATACTATCCCCCTCTATTGACATTTCTATAGTAGTGCCTTCTTTTGTTACCCTAGTGGGTACTCTGCCTTGGCTGTGGTCTGATCCTGTGGGGCATACAAATGCTGGGTTTCTGTTGACGGATATATTATAACTAAAAGATATTGGGTGGTTGATGCCTAGGCTCGTATGTCCTATTACTTGACTTGTTTCTCCGTGCGGGACAGACTGCTGCTGGTATAGGTTGGATGAGTAATAGTCTTGAGAAAGGGAGGAGTTTTGCTTCAATTCTCCGTAAACTAAAAATGATGCCGAGGCTTGCGAGATTCCATTCGGAGACAGGCTGAAACTATAAGAGGTAAGATACGCATCAGTAAATGCGAAATCTCCGAGAAAACCCGTTATTTTTCCTTCGTCAATGGGCGGGTATTGAGTTGGGTTTGATAGGCCAGTTATATTAAAAAAGTTTTTTAAGTTTCCAGTATTGGGGTAAAACCCAACATTTAGGGTTCCTTGAACTGGGCCATCTGAGACATAATTAAATACTGGCTCGAAATATCCGCTCTGGGACTCCCCGTCGCTCAGTGTCCACCCACCGCTTTTGGGGTACAACGAAACCAAGAAATCATCCCCCTCTGGAGAGATGTCATCGCTGAAGTATAAATTTTTATTATTCGGAAAAGAAACCTTTGTTCCTGAGGGGATTCTGTATATCGACGTAGCTAAAGGTTTAGGAGGGCCCTTTGCTGGGCCAAGGCATACTGTGTAAGAGGTGTTTGATTGAAAGGTGGGGCTTTGGTATTCCATGTCCTCCCCGAGTCCAAATTCGCATATCTGCAAAAGATTGTCGTCCACCTGTCTTGTAACGGACAAAGGTTGGTCAACGGATAGAGACGCGCTTTCCGCGAATATATACTCGCCATCACCCTCATTGGTGGAGATATAAAGAGGAACGTCTTCGTATGGCAAAAATTTCATTTCTTATTAATATATCCAATGTAGCTTAATTCAACAGATAAAATATCATCACTACTAGACTTTATTGACTGATTAAGTAATCTAGCGTTTTTTATTTCAAATTTTTCTATTTCGTTGCCATTGATGGG